TGATGGAACTAATACTAAATGTTTCTCTGGTTCATTAGATGAAATTAGAATATACAATAAGGGACTAACTTCAAGTGAAATATCTTATTTGAGAAATAATAGTTTACAAAATGGATATGCATATCAGACTTCAAGAGTTGGAAATGTTTTCTATAAAACAGGCATGGTTGTAGTTTCTGATCCAAGACCAAAGTATGAAAATTCATTATTGGGTAGAACCGGAAGTTTTGACTATAATGAATTAACAGATGGATTCTACGGAAAGTTTAGGGGAACAACGACTATTCACGAACATGAAATTATTTGTAAAATTCGTAAAAATGAATTTAATTTTACACAAAATCCTTCCGTATTAAAGGATAAAGATAAAGGTAGTTTTATGTTGGAAGATTATGTTACAAGTTCTTATTTCAATCCATATATGACTACTATTGGATTATACAATGATGACAGAGAGTTATTGGCAGTTGCTAAATTGGCAAATCCTTTGGAAAAAAGAGACGATGTTGATATGAATGTCATTGTAAGGTTTGATATGTAATGAAAAGAAATCAAGTTGCAATAAAGCATGGTTTTCGTAGTGGGTTAGAAGATGATATGAATAATCTTCTAAAAGAAGCCAATAAATCATTTGGTTATGAAACCGAAAAAATATCCTACATACAACCTGAAACCAAACACAATTATACGCCAGATTTTGTTCTAACAAAAACATCTGGTGAAAAAATGTATATTGAAACAAAGGGTAGATGGGTAAAGGTTGATAGGTCTAAGTTTGACCTTATATTTGAACAATATCCTGGAATAGATATTCGTTTTGTATTCCAAAATCCAAATGCAAAATTATACAAAGGAAGTAAAACAACTTATGCCCAATATTGTGATAAAAAGGGTTGGATGTGGGCAAAAAAAGAAATACCGGAAGATTGGTTAAAAGAGTGCTTGTAATTGTCACAAATTTTTACTATATTTGTGACAAGTATTATTTTACATAAAGTGTGTTTATGATTAACTACGATTTGTTATCACTTGTAGAAAAAGTTCTCGGTAAAGGTAGAAGAACATCTGGCAACAATTATTCGTTCTTCTCGCCATTCATTAGTCATTACAAACCAAAACTTGAAATAGACCTATCAGTAAACAACAATTCAGAAAATCCATGGCATTGTTGGGTTAGTAATGCCAAGGGTAGAAGTATAGTTTCACTTTTCAAGAAATTGAAAGTTGGTAGACAATATCAAGAAGACCTTGACAAAATCCTCAAAACAAAAAACCTATACATTCAGAATAAAAAAGAAACAAAAGAAGAATTAGTTTTACCAAAAGAATTTATTAGTCTATATCAGTTTCCAAAGATAAAAGATATTCAAATAAAGATGCAAATGAAACAGGCATTGAATTATTTGAAATCAAGAGGAATTGGTAGAACGGATATTTTAAGATATGGTATTGGTTATTGTCCGAGTGGAAATTATTCTGGCAGAATTATCGTTCCATCATATGATGATAATTTCAATATAAATTTTTTTGTTTCTCGTTCTATTTTTGAAGAAGATGTGTTGAAATACAAAAACCCAAAATGGAGTAAAGATGTTATCGGGTTTGAGAGTTTCATAAATTGGGAAGAACCGGTTACACTTGTTGAAGGTGTATTTGATGCAATTACTGCACGATACAATGCTATTCCATTATTCGGCAAAATAATTCAACCAAGACTTATGGAAAAGATATTGTTGCGTAAACCACCAAAAGTAATTGTTGCACTTGATAATGATGCAATAAATGATGCAATAAAAATTTCATCTAAACTAATATGTGAAGGTATTGAAGTATCAATGGTTAAAATGGAACAGAAAGATATAAATGAAATGGGTTTTAAGGATTTTGTTGGTGTTAAACAAGAAACGAAATCCACAGACAGTTATGATATTATTAAACAAAGGATAATGTATGCGTAAAGAAACATTGTGGGTTGGATCACTTGCTAAAGTAGATACAATTATTCATATTGCTGATGTTCATATTCGTAATCTTAAAAGACATGAAGAATACCGTAGTGTATTCCAAAAAGTATATGATGTTTGTAGAAAAAAAGTTGAAGAAAATAAAAATACAATAATATATCTTGCAGGTGATATTGTTCACGCAAAAACAGATATGACGCCAGAATTAGTTGCAATGGTAACTGAATTTTTAGATACACTTTCAAGAATTGCTCCAACGATTTTGATTGCAGGTAATCACGATTGTAACCTTAACAACATGAGTAGAATGGATGCACTTTCACCGATAGTTTCTCTTATCAATGATGATTTCAATAATCTTTTTTATTTGAAAGAAACTGGTGTATATGAACTTGAAAATGTTGATTTCGTTGTAAACTCTGTTTATGAGAATCCTGAAAATTTCATTTTGGCAAAAGATGTTAATAGTGGTAATAAAACAAAAATAGTTTTATATCATGGTCCTGTTGATAGAGCGGCAACCGATGCTGGTGTTCTTATGAAACATAATCAAGTGAAGGTTGAAATGTTTGATGGTTTTGATTATGGTTTATTCGGTGATATACACAAGTTTCAATATCTTGATGTAGATGGAAAGTTTGCTTATGCAGGTTCTCTGATTCAACAAAACTACGGTGAGGGATTAACTCACGGTATAATTGAGTGGGATATTAAAAATAAGAAATCAAAATTCATTGAAATTGAAAATGATTGGTCATATCATACGATTGATGTTGAAAACGGAAAGATAAAAAAACTACCAACAAAATTTACAAAATACAATTCGATTCGTTTGAGAATAACAAACACACCACATTCCGAAGTCAATCAGATAATGACCGATTTGAAATCTATGGCAAATGTTATAGATATTAGAACACAACATCTTGTTGGTTCTAGCAATGGAAATGTTCAAACAAAAGTAAATCCAATCGGTAAAATTCGTGATGTTGAATATCAAAACAAATTGATAACCGATTATGTAAGTGACAAGTTTTCAGTATCAGATGAAATACTTGAAAAGATACGAAATATAAATCGTAATGTAAATACAAAACTATCAGAAAGTGATGTTGTTCGTAATCTTGTATGGACACCAATATCATTTGAATTTGATAATATGTTTTCCTATGGTAAAGGAAATCGTATTGATTTTTCAAATATGAATGGGATATATGGATTGTTTGCACCAAATGCAAGTGGTAAGTCATCACTACTTGATGCTATTATGTTCTGTCTATTCGATAAGTGTTCAAGAACATTTAAGGCGGCACAAGTTCTAAATAATAAGAAAGAAAACTTCCAATGTAAACTACACTTTATGATTGGTGATAAAAATTATTACATTAAAAGAGTTGCAACAAAAGAAAAGAAAGGAAATGTAAAAGTTAATGTAGATTTTTGGTACGAAGAAAACGGTGATTTGGTTTCTCTAAATGGTGAAGATAGAGACACAACAAATTATGCAATTCGTAAATATATTGGAACTTACGATGACTTTGTTTTAACTGCAATGTCATTACAAGGTAATAATACAAACTTTGTTGATAAGGCACAAAAGGATAGAAAGGATTTATTGGCACAATTCTTTGACCTAAATCTATTTGAGGAATTGAATACTATTGCAACTGATGAAGTAAAGGGGTTACAAGCATTGGTCAAGGAGTTTAAGAAACAAGATTATTCCACTAAACTTTCCGATGCAAATGGTATTCATAGGACAAATACTCTTTTGTTAGAAGAAACAACAGATCAGAAAGGATATATTGAAAAGAAAATAGAGAAATTAACGGATGAAATATCGGAACTAAATAAGAAACTTATACCTATTGATGACAATTTTTCTTCAAAATCTGTTCAATCATTATTAGATAAGAGATATTTATTAGATAGGAAACTTAATGATTTAACGAATGAATTGTTATCATTTGAAGATGAATTATCGGACGCCAAATCATCATACAACAAATATAATGAATTGGCAAAGGAATTTGATAGAGAAAAACTTGTTAAGGATAAAGAACGAGTTGATGATGTCCGAAACAAACTTACACAATTTGAAGCTGATTTAAGAAGTGTAAAGTTAAAAGTCCAACATTGTCAAGATAAAATTGATAATTTGAAAGACCACGAGTATGATCCAAACTGTCAATTCTGTGTCAATAATGTGTTTGTTAAAGATGCAGAAAAGGCAAAATCTCTTATTTGGGGTTATGAACAAGATAGGGATGAATTGATTTTTGAAATAAAATCACTTGAAAAAGAATTTTCAGATAATTCGTCAGTATATTCTGAATTGGAAAAATTACATAGTCTTGAAAATAGTGCTTTCAAATATGAAAAACAGATTTATTCGATAGAAAAAAATGTATTTTCGGTAAAGGAAGATATTACAAAAATTAGTGAAGAACTATCTCTAATTGATAGTCAGATTGAAAAGTTAAAAGAAAATGAAGATATAATCAATCAAAATAATAAAATACAATCAGAGATTGATGAATTAGAAAATGAAAAAAATAATTCATTGAAGATTGAACTTAAAAAGATTGATGAAAGTATTTTGGAATATAGTGGAAATGTAAAGGTTAGTGAGAAAATAATAAACGAATGTGAAGTTTCGATACAAAAGTTGAAAGACCTCGAAAACGAATATGAAGCATACGATTATTATTTGAAGGCAGTAAATAGAAACGGTGTTCCATATGAATTGATTAGTAATGCTTTGCCAAGTATTCAAGAAGAAACAAATAATATATTGGCAAACATTGTTGATTTCCAAGTTCTTTTTGACACAGATGGTAAGAGTATCAATACTTATATTGTATATGATAATGACCGTTTTTGGAATTTAGAATTGTCAAGTGGTATGGAGAAATTTATTTCTTCACTTGCGATAAGAACAGCATTGATACAAGTTTCGTCTCTACCAAGACCAAACTTTATTGCGATAGATGAAGGATTGGGTGTTCTTGATCCAACAATTATGGCAAACTTCTCTCTGTTCATGGATTATTTGAAAACACAATTTGAGTTTGTTATACTCATATCACATATAGATAGTGTTCGTGATATGGTCGATAATCATATTGAAATTAAAAAAGAAAACGGATTTTCTAAAATAGAGAATTAGGATGGTAGAAAAAAAAAGACTTAAACGAAATTACAATTTAGTACAAACAAATTATACGGATGTTAATAACAATTCTGTTGATTTGTTGAATGTAAGTTTTATACCAAATTTATTTACATCCGGTAAAAATTATTTTAAGATTACTCCGAATAAAAATGCTGTATCAAAAGATTATCCAATCGATATTGAGATATTAGATTCTACTGGAAATCCAATTTATCACGAACTACTTGATTATGAGGAAGGGGATGGGACAAAGGTAATTGCAGTTTATGTTTATCAAAATACAAAACCTGGTAATTGTACACTAACAATACTTTGTACTATAAAAAGAGATAAAAATAATAATCTAATACTACCATCGAAGGTAAAAGAACACAATTACAAGTATACACATTCTATAAAAGTTGATCCAACAAAACAGAATGATACTGAAATAATTTATACAAAACCACCATCGTTTACAGTTAAAGAGCGTAAATTTTCTATTATAGAAGAAAAATTTGATATTTCAAAACAACGCACAACAGCGGGAACTGGAATATATGTTTATCGTCCAGATAGAATACCGAGACTTATATCAACATCAACTACATTTACAAATGATCAATTAGACGGAATAATAACATTTCCAAGTATTTCATCTAATAGAACTCCTGACCTACCATATAAATCATTTTCATATACTGCAAGTATAGTTGGTGTAGAAAAACCAACTGAAATAATCTTATCAGAGGCATTGTATGTCACTGGATCTGATGATGTTGCTCGTAGATTAAGATATGTCTATAATCAACCATATATTCTTAATTACTACGAAAAACCCAAAAAGAGTTTGATTACACAAAATATTAAAACTTATGCAGAAATAGAAATAACAGATTTAGATCCATCTGTTGGAAATGCTTCGAGAGTTAAAGTATTTGCAAGGAGTGCATTAAAACCAAGTTCATCCTATGAATTACTATATGATGGAAATATTGTAAATACAAATTATTTGTCTGATACTGGTTCAAAATTTTTAGATAACC